ATCATTAAATCATCAGGATCTTCCGTTCCAATTAAATTATCAACGACAGAACGAATACGATTACTCTTATCACTTGTGGGATTTGGATCTTTTCTTTGTTTGAGAGTTTTTCTTGGCATTACTTGATACCTAAGTCATCTTCCGTGAGCACCTTAAACTCATATCCCCTATCAGCACACCATTCCTTTGCTGCTTCCCACTTTGCCTGATTCTTGGCATACTCATAAACCTCATAGATATACCCTTTTGTTTTTCTCTTTTGGACTTGGGGTTCTATTGTTTGCTTCTTTGGTTTGATTTCAATTATATACTTTTTAATAGATCCATTACTTTCTTTGACTTTGATATAAAAGTCTGGGAAGTATCTATGAATTTTGTTGTCTATTGGAGATCTGTAAGGTACGCATATTTCTTCTGAGAACCATTCTAAAATATTTTCATTCGTATCACAATATTTCATAAAAGTCCTTTCCCACAAAGACCTATACACAATATTTGTGGCATCTCCTTTATACTTTTTTGGGAATGATGGTTGGTATTTTCCCTTATAAGACATCTAAATATTAATAATAAGACTCATAAAAGATATTTAGATGGGAGTTCCAGCAATTACACCAATTACGATGAGGAATGCCCGAGTTAATTTTGGCAATCTGGCATTAACCAATCAATATCAACTTTTTATTGGAGATGGTTGGCTTAAACAAGCTCCCGGTGATTATAATTTGATAGAGCATTTAAAAAATGATGTGTATGGAATAGATTTTAATGCAGTATTTGGAAATAAATTGGGACTTTTATGTTCTGATGCCGTTCTACCAACATCTTCTTATGCAACTAGTGAAGTAAAGGACAATTTTATGGGTGTCACTCAAGAATTTGCCCATACGAGATTATATACTGATATTGACCTAACATTTTATATTGATCGTGATTATGAGGTATTAAGATTTTTTGAGGGGTGGATGGATTATATTTCTGGTGGAGGTCCAAAACAAACTCCTGCTGGAAATTATTATAGAAGATTTACCTATCCGGATAATTATAAAAATAGTCAAATCTATATTAAGAAATTTGAAAAGGATTTTGCTGCTGATAAGAGAAGTATTAATTATCAGTTAATTAATGCATTTCCAAAAGGAATTACAAGTATTCCAGTTTCTTATGGTCCGGCAGATTTGCTTAAGGTTAGTGTGACATTTAATTATGATCGTTATATTGCAAGACAGGAAGGTGTAGGTAATATTTCAACAACTTTAGATATTTACAATGCTAATGGTACTATTAAACAAACTGCAAAATTGGTAGCTCCTAATTCTGAAACAGGTCTTAGATCAACGTTAGCACAATTAGCTGATCAAGGAGTATTTGGTGAGCAGTAATAAATAACTACAACTGAATTTCTATAGGTCATTATGCCTTTACCAAAGATTTCTACACCAACATATGAGTTGGAATTGCCTTCAAGTGGAAAAAAAATTAAATATCGTCCATTTCTAGTCAGAGAAGAAAAGATTCTGATTATGGCACTAGAATCTGAAGATATGAAACAGATCTCAAGTGCAATCGTTCAAATTCTTTCTGATTGTATTCTTACAAAAACTATAAAGGTTCCTGAACTATCAACCTTTGATATCGAGTATTTGTTCCTCAATGTTCGTGCCAAGTCAGTTGGTGAATCAGTCGAAGTTAATATTACCTGCCCCGATGATGGGGAAACTACGGTTCAAATGGAAATTGATATTGATACTATCAAAGTTAAGAAAGATCCAGAACATAAAAATATTATTAAACTGGATGATGTTCTTTCGATGAAACTGAAGTATCCTTCACTGGATCAGTTTGTTGAAAGTAATTTTGAAGTCGGTGATAATGAAAGTGATGTTAACAAATCTCTGAGCATGATTAGTTCTTGCATTGATGTGATTTATGATGCCGAAGATTCTTGGAATGCTTCAGACTCTACGAAGAAAGAATTGGAAGAATTTATAGAACAACTGAATACGAAGCAGTTTAAAGAAATTGAAAACTTCTTTACCACGATGCCTAAACTTTCACACACATTAATGGTAAAGAATCCTAAGACTGGTGTTGAATCCGAAGTTGTTCTGGAAGGGTTAGCAAGTTTTTTCAGCTGAGTATGGCTCATACTAGCCTTGAGTCATACTATAAGGTTAATTTTGCCTTGATGCAGCATCATAAATACTCATTAACTGATCTCGAAAATATGATTCCTTGGGAAAAGGAAATTTATGTCTCATTACTACAGCAGCATATTGAAGAAGAAAACCTAAAGGCACAACAATCTAGTGGCATCTAACCTCCCAATCTATAGAGCACCATCCATTACAAAGTTGAGTAAGAAGAACATTTCTTCTTCTATATTTCGTGGTGCTTCTGTAGTATCTGCCTCTCCAAAATTACAAAGGTCTTCTTTTAGTTTTGCCAAATCAAAAAATAATATAAATGTAGAATCTTTAGGATCTCAGGAAAATATTGCCAATACACTTTCAGAAACTAATAGAATTCTAGTAGAGATACAGAAACAACTTGCTTTTGATTTTGCAACAAGAATCGCAGAAGAGAAGGCAGTAGTTAAAAAAATAAAAGCAACAGAATCTAAGAAAAGATTTTCTGCAAAAGAAGCAGCAGTTGAATCTGCTAAAAAAATTGGAAGCACTTTAAATAACACTTTTGATAAAGTTATTGCGCCAGCAAAAAATATATTCTCAAAAATGGTTGAATTTTTTCAACTTATTCTCACTGGAATTGCTTTAAATGTAGCATTTAAATGGTTACAGGATCCTTCAAATAGGCAAAAATTAGATTCTGTATTTCAATTTATTGGCGATCATTGGAAAGAAATATTAGCAGTTTTTATTGGAGTAAAAATTTTTGGAGTTCTTTATAAACTTTATAGAGTAGCAAAATTTTTAAAAGGTATAATTGATTGGATACTTAAAAAACCTAAACCTCCCGGAGGAGGTGGGGATTGTGGTTGTGATGATAAAAACAAACCAAAAGGTAATGGTCCTTATGATCCCTGTGCTGCAATTCTTAATTGTATAAAAGATATAACTGGTCCAACTGCTGAAGCATTTGCTGGCAAGATTGCAAATACTTCAAGATTTAGACCTTTATTTGCTCTCTTAGGAGTAACTAATTTAAAACCAAAACCAGTACAGAGTGCAAAACCAAGATTTACCGAAACTGAATTTGATAAAAAAATTAGAGAAGGTGATAAACCAACACCAATAGACCAATATGATCCAGCCAATATAATAATGTTTCTCAGATTATTTGGGGGTAGAGGTGCTGCTGGTGCTGGAACTGGTGCAGAATTGGGAGGATCTTCTGCAGCTTTAAATAATATTATTAAATTTTCAAGATCAAAAACATTAGTTCCAAGATCAAGAGGTGGAACTATACCAAAATTTTCTTCCGGTGGATCAGTTCCAGGAAGAGGATCTGGAATGATTGATAGTGTAAAGGCAATGCTTGCTCCAGGTGAAGAAGTCATTCGCACAGCATCTGCAAATCTATTCAGACCAGTTTTGAAAGATATTAATGAAAATGCTGGTAGATTATGGGTTCTGTTCTCTCAAGCAGTTACAAAATTAATTTCTGTAACTGATTATCAAAAAGAAGTATCAAAGCAATTCAAAAAAACAATAGAAATTTTTGATAAGTATTTAAAAGATGAGATTTTAAAGAAAAAAAAATCTAAAAAACCTCCTGGCGGTGGCGGTGGTGGCAGATCTATGTCGATGAATGCGAGATCTGATCAAAAATCCGTCTCAGCAACACCAAAAGTTTATAATTATAATTTAATTTCTCAAGGAAATTCTTCTGGTGGAATGACATTCTTACCAATGAATCTACCACCAATTAAATCAAAACCACCTGAAATTCCTATGCCTTCAAATCCGGCAACTGAGGTTCCTGTAATATCTTCAGTAAATATGGCAAATCCATATATGCAATTAACACCAGAAATTTACGGCATATTTGTATAAGACATGGAAACTACACAAGTACAGAAACTCAAATTAAATGTAACTAATATTAATAGTTTCCTTGTTAATTCAAATAAGGAACTTAGAAGACTTCGTGTAGAAAAAAGTGGGTTATTTGATACTCAAGAAAAACAAACTAAAGTAAAGGAAAAGGAAAATAAAATTGAAAAAAAAGATTTTGGAATAGGTTCTTCATTTAGTAAAATAAAAAATGCCGTAATGTCTGGACCAATGAGTATTTTTGACAAAATAAAGGAATTTTTTGGTTTGATTCTCCTTGGAATTTTAGTTAATAATCTTCCTAGAATTTTATCACAACTAGAAGATTTTTTTAATAGTCCAGTCATTAAAACAATAGGATCCATTATAAATGTGATCGGTAATGGTATAATGACTTTTACAAAGATTGCGATTGAGTTTCCAAAATCTGCTCAGACTCAATTTTTAAAAACAAAAGATGATTTGGAGAAAAAGTTTGATGAGTTAGCAAGCATTTATAGTGCTCTTATTCCAGATTTAGAAAAGTATAATCAACAACAAAATGGACAATCCCCCCCTACACCAACACAAACACCAACGACTACTCCAGTTAGACCAGGGCAACCACTAAATCCACAAACAAATACAAGAATTCCCACAAGTCCTACTGCACCTGGAACAACTACTTTACCTGCATTTTCTAAAGGTGGGACAGTAAAACCAGAATCAAATAGAAAAGTAACTTCTCCAGCACCAACACCAGGAGGAGGGCAAAGTGGTAGAGCAAAACAGGCAAGGCAGGCATCAGATCAAGGTTTTGCCGGATTTAAAGATGCTGTAGACAAAATTAATGAGAACACGAAACTGGATGAAAATAATATAACGGCATTTGAAAAAATGTCATACAATTTTAAGACTTTGACAGCACTTAGAAGTGGCGAAACACCTTCCACTACTCCTCCAGGACCAACTCCTCCAGATCCACAATCAATTAGACAGCAACAATATTCTGGAAAAAGTTATGCATCTGGTGCCCATATTGGTGAAACTGGAGATACGGACGGAAATCAAACTGGATTAGATATGAATTTATCTGGTGGAATTGGAACACCTATCTATGCACCATTTGATTTAATTTATAAGAATAATGGAACAGATGGAAGGCCTTCGGTTGGACTAGATGGAACTCCAGATGTTCGTGGCCTAGCAGGAAAAGGATTTGGGTATTATGGTGCCTATTACTTCAAGAGAGGAAATAAGGAATATGAAATTATGATGGGTCACTTTAAAAGTTTACCATTGAAAGGAGCAAAGGAAGGACAAGTAATACCTAAAGGAACTTTATTGGGATATCAAGGTGCATCTGGAAGAACAGTTGGTGCAGGAAACCAACCATATCCTCATATATCACTTCATGTTAATGGTGTTGGATTTAGAGCATCAAACTCTGTTTTGGTCGATGTTTCTAAAGATATTTTAAAAGGAAAACCATCTCCTGGTTCACAACCACCTGCATCAAAAATAACACCAAACCAAACGATACCTACATCATCATATAAATTTGACCCTTACAATCCTAATTCTGATCCAATTAGCACAGGAGCCGGACAACTTTTAAAAGCATTACAAGGACCTGGTGGTGGAGGTGGTAATAGAAAACTATTAAATAGTACAAGTAGTAGTGGAAATAAATCACTCTTCATATATGCAGTTCAACCAGTAGAAACCTTTATCCCATTCCCATATCCTATGCCAGTTCGACAAGAATCAACTGCTTCATCTCCACCATCAAAACCATCAGCACTATGGAGGGCATAAAATAAATGACAAAAGCAGCAGCATTAGCAGTAGCATATGAAAAACTAGTTATTGGTAAAAATGGGAGAGAATATGATATCTCCGGTGCTGATCCATATGGAGCCAGAACAACTAGTTTTGATTATTATGAGAGTCTACTATCCCCAAATATAACTGCAACAATGACATTAATGGATGTGGGTGGATCTGCATCTTATAATACAGATTATACTACACAAGAAAGAGTTGGATCACTTTATAATGCACTTCCAATATCGGGACAAGAAGAAATAAAATTTAAAATCGGAGAACTAGATTTCTCAAATACACCCCTTTATGTGAATGGAGTTGTGAATTTGGGACAAGAATCCAATCGTGAAGCAATTGCTCTGAGTTTAGTATCAAAATCGGCAATTTCAAATCAAGAATCAACCGTATTCAGAAAATATAATAACAATATTGGAAATTCTGTTAAGAGTCTTATTAATGAATATTTAAAAATACCTCAAAATAAAATTAGAATTGATCCAACTAAAAACTCATATTCTTTTATTGGTAATAGTAATTCTGTTTTTGAAGTGATATGTTCGTTAGCATCAAAATCTGTACCAGAAAGTGGTGACCCTGGATATTTCTTTTATGAGACAAAGGATGGATTTAATTTTAGATCAATCGATAAGTTAATTAGTCAACAACCAATAAATAACACCTCATATTTTCGTACAGATAAATTAGAATCTGGTGTAGAAACCAATCAGAATGATTATAAAATATCAATATTTTCAATTAACAAAAATCAAGATTTAATTAATGCTTTGAAATCGGGTGTTTATTATACTCGTAATATTTTCTGGGATCCAAGGACATTTACATATGAGGAAGTTATCTATAAACTTGCAGATAATAAAATAACATCATTAGGAAAATCTCCAATTGTGCCAGATGTAAATAGTTTTTGCAGAACACTTTATCGCATTAAAGACATTGGAACACTTAATCCAGGAGTTACTGGTGATGTGAATAATGATCAGAAGGAGTGGCAGGCAAAATCTGCAATGAGGTATAATTTATTATTCACTCAAGTTATAAGTATACAAGTCCCTTGCAATACAAAGTTAAAAGCAGGTGATGTGATTAAATGTGATTTTGAGATCGTCACACAGGGTCAAAAACAAGTTGGCACTTCAGATCCAGTACAGAGTGGAAATTATTTAATTGTCAATTTATGTCATCATTTTGACCCTTTGAGATCCTTTACATCAATGACTGTTGTTCGTGATACTTACGGACTATATACTGGTAAAAAATAAAAATGGCAAATCTTGCATTTGTAGGAAAAGAATATAAATGGTTTATTGGACAAGTTCCACCAAATCAACTTGCAAATAAACAAGAAAAGGGTGCCTGGGGTAATCGTGTAAAAATTAGAATTCAGGGATATCATCCAGCAGGACCTGAAGTTACCAATGAGAATCTTCCTTGGGCACTTATAGCAAAACCAACTTCTCAGGGAAGTTATAATTATGGATCTACGGGTCTGGCTGGTGGTGAATGGGTAACGGGTTACTTCTTGGATGAATCTTGCCAAATTCCCGTCATTACTCACGTTCTTGGGACAAATCAAATAGAAAATTTAACCACATTAGACGAAGCAAAGTCGGCAGGAACTACCTACTTTAAAAATGTAACGAGATATAATTATGGTATCACGGCAGCTGCTCATCAACACAAAGGTGGATCAAAACCAAAAGCACCGGCACAACCAACGAAAGAAGAAGTTGATAAAGCAGTACCAGAAAACAAGGATGCTCCTATAGAAAAACCAATAACAGAAAGTGGACAACAGAAGGCAGTAGATGAAGCAAAAGCAACTGAAGCAAAAGCAATCGAAAGTGAAAAAATTTCACAATCAGCACCATCAACATCATCGAAATATGGATCTCCTGATAATCCAATAACAAACTCTACCGATCTCAATACAGCAATATCAGTAAAATCGGATGGATCATCAATAAGAACTAATGTTCAACCAACGATAGAACAAATTGATGCTGCCGGTAAAAATGGTTATAGATTTGCACCTTTTAGAGATGGTCGTCCTGGAGGATCATTCAAAAACAGTCTTTTAGAATAATAAATATCGTCATATGGAGGTAGTATTATAATGGCAGACGTAAAATCAGAAGGAGTTGCTAGTTGGTACGGTCCTGGTTTTTATGGTAATAGAACTGCAGATGGAACAGTTCTCAAAAGAGATAGTTTATGGGTTGCTCATAAAACATTACCTCTTGGAACAAAAATACAATTTACCAATCCTAATAATGGAAAAAAGATAGTTTTACAAGTAAAGGATAGGGGTCCTTTCGAACCAGGAAGGGAGTATGATTTAACGGAATCAGCTGCAGAATACTTAGGAGTTAAAACTGGGCCAAGAGATGGAATATTACGCCTTTTAAGTCAAGAAGTTTCTAAAAGTACTCCATCTGGCCCAACAACTGCAACACGTACTCCAATCCCTCTTCCGGAAGAGGGACCGGTCCCTCTTCAAGTTATTCCATCTGAAGTACCACTTGTAACCAGCACAGAAAGGGAAAAACCAAATACAAATGCATTCATAAATCCAGAAACTGGAAAACTTTATAATAATCTAAGTGATGCAGTAGTAGATAATCTAGCTGGTGCTCTGAATAATCAAATTGATGCACTACAAAAACTTCCATATGACTCATTAACTCCAGATCAAAAAGAAGAATTAAATGGTGCATTAGCAACTCGTAAAGCACTTCTAGATGCAGCAACTGGGGGAAAAGCAGATCAATTAACTGCCTGTGTTACAAGAGACAAGCAACCAGATTCTTGGACGATCAAAGGTACTCCAGAATGTGAACAATTTAATAAATCAGTAACCTATAAAAATTTTGTAAGATTAGCAAGTAAGGAACAAAGTCTTCCTGATCCTTGTGGTAAAAGTACTGTAAGTAA